GATTTCCTCCAGGGCACCCGCCAACCCCAACGTCGAGATCGCTTGTTCTGCTGAAGTAAAACCCAGGTCCTCCAACGCAGCACGCATGGCCACGGTGGGTTTCTGCAATGCCGTGATGACGCCACGGAACTGGGTCAAGGATTGTGAAGCACCCAAACCACGTTCCGAAATGGCTGCCACACCAGCGGTGATTTCTTCCAGTTCGATACCCAGAGCGCTTGCAGGCTCCAACACGCGACCCATCGTATTCGCGAGTTCGTCAGCCGTGACACGGCCTTTGTCGATAGCACTAAAGAAGATGCCCGCCACACGACCGGTCTGCGATGCGTCAAGGTCAAACGCCCGCAACGCACCGGACAGCAAGTCGACCGAGTCCGCTAGGGACGAGTTTGTTGCCTTGGCAAACTTTGCTGCCTCGGCAGAGAACTCCAACGACTCAGCATAGTTACCAACTTGGTTCGAGATCGCGTTGTACAGACCCTCTGCCGCTTCAAGCAGCGGTATGTTGAATTGAGTGCTGATGTCAAGCACGTCGCTCGTGATCTGTTGCTGCCCGATACCGCCCGCGATGGTTGTGATCAACGCAACCTGACGTTGCAACTCAATCGCTTGCGATACAGACTCCCGGAAGGCATCACGAATCTGACTGATCGCACGCACAATCAACTGCGTGGTGACAATCCTCGCCATGGTCTCAAACGACACCGTGAGACGTGTGGTGGCTTGCTCGGCCTGATTGATGTTGGTTGTCACGCTCTGCAAATTACGCGATGCCACCCCAGCAGCGTTGCCCGCTGCTTGAAGGTTTTGCGGCAGTGACTGAAGATTGACGCCGCTGATGGAATTTAGATTGGTGGACAACTTGGTGGTCGCCCGACTGATTCCGCGTAGAAGGTCAAGAGAAGTCTTGCCTGACACATTGAATTTATCCATCGTGCCCGTCAGCACTCCGATGGAAGCGTTCACCGCTTTGATGTCTCGGTCGAAATCAGCAAGGGTCTGCAAAGCCTGCCGGGCATCAATGCCCAGTTGTTGCTCAATACGGTCTGCCATGGCTATTTCCCCAAACTGACGTAGATGAACGGATTAGGCGGAACGAAGTTCTTGATCTCTTGTTCATACGCCTGACGTGCCGCGATCTGGAAGTGATACGGACCCGGGTTGATCAACCTGTGCCTCAACGTTGGGTCCGGGCTCACATTCGCGTTGTTGTATTCGTTGTAGACGAGGTGTGGTAACTCCGTTGAGTATTCAAAGTAGAACAAGCCCTTGTTGACATCCGCGACAAAGTTACCATCCGATAGTGCCTTGCCGTACCGCGATTCGTCTGCCGGGGCCGTGGCGGCAGGCTCGATTGTCTGCACAAACCCGATTGCATTAGCCAGATCGCTGAAGGTCCCGTGCGAGGCCCCACTCCACACAGGTATCAAGCCGGTCGCCGTGACAAGCCACTGGAACGCCGCGCGTGCCAGTGACTCGGATAGTTCGTCTTCTAACTGCCGCTTGTACGCCGAGAAGTCGAAGTTGATTGGCTTTAACGTCTTCGTGATTCGGAACATAACTGTGGGTCCTTCACTCCAGCCAATGCTGCTTTCAATTTGGTCTCGTCGTAGTCTGCCAGTTGATCGAACGCCAATATCTTGGCCTGAGTCTCAACACCGTTGTCGTCCCAGGTTGGTAGGACACCCGGTGGTCGCACACCCACTCGAACGCATGCCCTCCATACTGCATACTCGGCTGTTCGGTTGGGTGGGAACAGCAGTCTTCCTACTCCTTCGGAAGACCAAGTAGAAAAGCCTCGCGGGCTTCCTTCATGCGTTGTTCGTTCAGGGAGTTGGCCGACAGCACCAAGGCAATGATGCGGTTACATTCTGGCTCGGATAACCCCGCCTTCCGCAATTCCTCAGTCCAGTTCTTCCACGTCGACGGTTTACCCATGTCGACGGTGTCCCACTCAATGTTGGTGGGCTCCAAGGTCTTCAACACGAGATAGGCAAACCGCTTTTCCCCATAGTCAGCGACTTGCTTCAGGTAGTCTGGGTTCTCGCTATCGTTGACCTTCCGGCCTTTCTTCAACAGCGTCGGGCACATTGGTTCCGGTACGAGTTTCTTGAACTCTTCCATGTCCGGTACACCGCGTGCGCGGAACACGATATCGTGGTCCATACGCGGCAACACCAAGATGTCCTCTGGAAAATCATCCTTCACTTCACGTCCGTCAATTTTCATAAATTCTCTCCCCTAACAAAACCTTGAAACAAAGTACCCCGTTCCGGTATTGCGCCGGACTAAGCGGATTGAAAGCCCGCCGATCACACTTGCCATCCCACGGGGCAGACAGAAAAGTTCGCGTCCTTGCGAACTCCTCCAGTTGCTTAACTACGGGCCACAGTCGGGGCCGTCACGTTGCATCGACCGGTTGCCGAGATCGTGGCACCACCGATGTCGTGATTAAGCGACTCCCAACGGAAGTCCGGGAACGTGACCGTTTCATCTTGCGAACTTCCGCAAGGTGCAACGTGTTCCACAATGATGTCGATCGCGTACGGTTCACACGGGTCAGCAGACGAAGTCACCCATTCCGCTGCACTTCCGACACCCTTCAGGGCATCGTCGGGGGTGATCGTTTCGCTCGTGCCCGTACGAATGTGCTCGTACGTCATGTCGATTGACAGTTCCATCGGTTGGTCATCACCTTGCCGCACCGTGTCCAGCACGCCGCGATCAAGGTCATAGTTCATCTCTTGTGATTCCGACCAAGAAATGTTTCCGTCACCAACCTTGATTTCAATCTGTTGCGGAAGGAACGTCACCACTGCATCATTGGAAATAGCCGACGCAATAGCGGGCGTGAATGCAATGTTGGTTGTGGTGCCAGACGAGGGCGTCCGCGCGTTAACGGTATGAATCGGCGACCCAGTCTCACCTGCAACCGTGAACCGGGCACCAACAGGTACCTGATCTGTGTCGTCGGTGTTCAAGACCACCGTGTCAATATCAAAGTCGACTTCCGTACCCGAGAGGCCCGACCCCTCGTTGACGGCTCCCGTACCCGAGAGGCCGTCTTGAAAGATCATCGTCACGTGACGAAGTTCAATTCGTGCCATATATGTTGCTCCTAAAGTTCTAGCCGGTACGTCACGCTAATCATGGCTTGACGCAGCGGTGTGTTTTCTTCCAACTGTCCGAATTTGTTCACACGGATGTAATCGTTGTTTCCTGACTCCGCTATGAGGCAGCCGAGGTGGCTGAGGTCGTCATCGTCTTCAGAGCCCAGTTTATAAACTGGGATCGGACCACCTGCCGCTTCGTAGAAGATGCCAATATCCGTGTCATGCTTGTATTGGTTCTTTCCCGCGCCACCGATTGTGTGAGTCAACAGCAGGTTCACGAACACCTTCGAATACGACGAATTGCCGTAGTCTTTGGTATGTGGACCATTGACGCGAATCTCGATCTTGTCAGGTGCTGCTGCAAATGTCTCGGTCCTGTCTTCAACACCCTCCACCAGGGAAGGAAGCACTGGGGTTTGTGCCAACGCTAAGGTCTTGAAGTATTTCCCGACACTCGCTTGCACCCAACGCACTAGGTTGGGGTCTAGACTCACAATTCACCTCCACCCTCTTGCGACAACCTGATCAAGTTGTCTGCTGCAAGGACATGAATCTGTTCCGGCAGATCGCCTTCGACGTACTCGCCCACAACCACATAGGCTGCCGAGGTGACTTCGTCAAAGTGTTTGATCTCGTACCGCTTGCCCTCAAACACAAACCAGTCATCTAACTTGACTGTCAGGTTCGAGGCGTCCCGGCGGTCGATCAACAGGGCGCGCGTGCCACTGTCAAAGGTACCACCGTACACGAACGGCTTGTCTGCACTGATCTTGCTGATGGTTGAAATCAACTTCCTCGCCACGCGGGCGGGCAGCAATGTGGCACGCCGGACCACATTCACATCCTTGCTAACAGTCTTGACACCCGTGTCAAGATTAGTCGTCGATCCATTCAGCGTATAAAAGGCCACCGGCCCAGCCCCGTACTGCCTCTTGAAGGAGTACAGTATCTGACGAATTGTGTATTCCAAATCGTTGGGGCTGGACATGGGTTAACCTTTCATTTCGCTTAGCCAAGCATCACAACACCGAGGTTGGAGTCCAACTGCTTCACGCCGAACAACACGTCGACGTTGAACCGGGTGGCTTGCTTCACAGAGTCATACGACATCTGCATACGCAAGACCATGTCCCGGTACGATGCCAGTTGGGTGATGACACCCGCACCTGCCGGGGGAACCGCCAAAGGACGGGTCACCAACGCGATCGCGTTGCGGTTGAACGCGAAGTTGAAGTCACCAACCGGGCCGGGGAACGCCAACTGATTGTTGGTCAGGGCGACTTCCAGCGGTCGGTCGAGCAACAGGCTTTGTTCGCCCGATCCCGACAAGTAGGATTCCACGATCGTGTACGTCCGGCGGTTGGCACCAGTACCGAACGCGATGAACTGGCCAACCTGTGGTGCATTGGTCCAGCCGTCAACAACGACTTCCTTATGCCACCCGACATCGTACGCGCCGTTCACGTCGCAGTTCTTGTAGACCGTAACACCAGCGCTGGACAACGTGGCGTACTTGTTTGCTTCGTTGAGCGTCACAGCCGTGGTGTTGGTTGATGCCGTTGCGGCGGTTGCGTACGTGGGTTGGTTGTTACCATCCACAACCACGAACTCGCCCGGTTGCACTTCGTAACTGTTGATCGTACAGGCTTGCGATCCGCTTCCACCAGCAGCCAAGCCAGACGTAATCGTACCGGTCACGGTATCAACACCATAGATCGTGCCACGCGGGATGTTGCGACCCTTGATCAACTCAAAGTCGTACAGGCGTCCGAGGCGTGCTGCTTCCAACGCCGCACCACCGTCGCCACGCTGGTTGGCAGCCACGAACAGGTCAGTCTTCAAAAAACTGGTTTCGCTGGTGGGAGCCAAGACCATCATACGACCCGCGTCGGGTACGTTGTCGAGGTCCATGATCTGTCGGGCTTCCAACAGGTAGTCACGGGCCGTGGACGCACTCAGACCACCCAACTTTCCAGCGCGGGTCGTCGGGGTGCGGAAGAACTGGTGGATGTGGCCGAAGATCGAGCGGTCAATGGTTCGGGCCACGGCTTCCATCGTGGGAGCCATGTAGATTCGGGACAATTCCTGGAACGACTTGGACCACTCACCGTCGTGGATCAAGAACGATTCAGCGATACGCTGATCCAACTTGACCTGCACGTTCGTGCTGGACACGTCTTGCGTGGTGATATCCTCGCCGTCGATCTTGCGGGTACCCCGCATTTTGTTCGGGCGTCGAGTGTTGACGATCTCACCAAACTGTGCGACATCGGTGCTGAAATCGCGGTGAACCAAACCCGCTGCCACAAGGTTGTCGTCCAGGATCATCAACGACTCGTTGGCCCACAGTTCGGGAACGTAGGCGGTGTTGTCGTTGGCGAAGGCCACAAGTTCAGATTCGTTGTAAAAATCGAGCATAGATTTCTCCATTCATTCTTTCGGTTATTGCATGCCGGGCAATTTCGCGTACGGATTTGCTCGGCGTGCCTTGATGTACTGTTCAGTGGTCATGTTCCGCACGTCCATTCCTGGTCCGGGCGTCCCATTGTTTCCACCGATGCCTTTCACAGAACCGGATGCAAACAGGTTGTGATCAGCAGGGTTCTCTTTCATCCGCTCCAACGCCTCAAGGGGCGGGAGTAACAACTCAACGATGTTGCCAGTTTCCTCGGACTTCGCCATGATGGCCACGACGGGTTTGTCGTCTTCAACCAAGCGGGCCTTGTCCTTCAACAGGGCAACGATCTGCGCCGGGTTAACCGCCTTGGCGGTCACGGCTGCATCTGTCAAAGACCGGGTGATGATTTCATTCCGGTATTTCGTCTCAATCGCAATGCGTGCTTCCTTCTCACGCTGCAAATCTTCCTGTGCTTGCTTCTGAGTCTTTGCAATGCGTTCCTTCGCAAGTTCTTCCTTGGTGCGGAATTGGGCCTGAAGGTCTTCGTGTGCCTTCTGAATGGCTTCCTTCTCTTCCTTCGTGAGTTTCTGATTTTCCGAGAGGGCTTCCAGTTGTCGACTCATGTTGGTGAGTTTCGACTCCATGGCACGCTTTTCGCGGGCAATCAAACTGTTGACGTACTCGTTCTGCTCGGGCGTGAACATTTCTTTCTTGTTCGTGGGTGTTTGCTGCTGGCCAGGGTCGCCATTGCCACCTTCGCCTTCACCTTCACCACCCTCGTTGTCGAAAGCAATCAGTTCAACGTCCACACACAGTTCGAAATCAAACATAACTCGGTCCTTGTCCCCGGATTGTTAAGCAGACATAAGCCGGGCACTTATGGCTGTGTCCCTGGAATGGAGACCAATGATGACCCAGGCGTCACCACCGGGCGGGTTATCCCCGCAATAGTTTTATGGAGGCTGAATCACGAAGGAACGGTCGGATCAAACGCCACGCAAGGGCGTTTGGTATCCCGTTGATAATGTGATCGATCGGTACTTGATTTCGCGCGTAGGTCGTACGAACCGATTCAAAACCTTGGGAAGTGATACCGAGTTTCTCCAGTTCGGCTTCCGGGTCTTTGCCGTCGAGCAAAGAGTGTGCGATTTCGTAGGCAGCAATGCGGATCGCTTCGGGCACTTCCGTGTCAGCCCCACGCGGGAACTCCAACGGTTGGGTAGCGCTCGCTTCGCGAATCTCTTCTGCCGTGGCGTCGGGGTCTGCCGTCAATAGCGTGCAGACAACAGCCTTGTCGCCCTTGAATGACAGGGCGTCGATGATTTGTGTAGCGGCACGCAATGCTTTGGGCCGATCCGTGGGGACTGCATCATTCCACGCGTACTCGTGAAGACGATTGGCGAAATAGTCTTCCGCCTCTTGTAGCGTGCCGTAGTATTCAGATGGGATTGCCATTATTGCCGCCCTGGATATGTCTGTCGTGTATTGGCTGTCAGTGTGCCATCCTCATTCTCCGTGAGGCGTACTGGCTCACCTAACTGGTCGTCCGGGATCGTTCCCGGGGCGAACTCGTTGATCTTCCGTCCCAGCCCTTTCAGGAAGTTGATTAGCGGCGGGCCGTCTGTCCCCAGAACGTTCAAGACGCTGTTGAACTCCACGGTGTCGATGTTCATGTTCCACACCTGTTTCCACAGGCTTTGATATAGTTGAACCATTTCGTCCAACACGTATTCTGAATGGAGGCGTATGGCCATTGCTCGGCGGTTTTCCGGCAGGCGGTCGTCCTCGATCCTTACTAGCCTTCCCATTACTTCACCCCGTTGAAACTTTCAGGACATTGCCCGCCCCTGCATCCACCCAGACCTGTCCGGCAACGCCGGGGTCAGTCGTAGGGAGATTGGTAAGCGTCAACGTACGTGCTTGGACGTTGCCTTGGAACTCGGACACCACGCTGGTGCCCTGAACAAAGATGCCACGGTTGATATTGGACGCCCCGCTGATTGTGCCAATGTAAAGTCCATACTTATTGGTGGCATTCGCTGAAGAATTGCTCGTTATCGTGACACCACGAACATTCGTGATCGTGCCTGTTGTGGGGAGGTCCGCGCGAAGCGTGAACGCATTTGTGAGCGCCCCCGACCCACCATTAACATTCGCCCACACCCCGTGGGCGGACGTGACCGAGCCCACCGCACCTGTCAGGACACCACCAACGCACCGCAAACCGGCCAACGACGTAACAGTACCGTCACCCTGGTTCAAGCAACTCAACTCACATCCATAAAGGATGCCGGTGTTGGTCACGCCGGACTCGGGCTCTGCCAATTGCAGCACCCGGAATCCCATGTTCGAGTTGTCTCCCGTGATCGTCGTGGCCGACACGACGTTCATGTACAGGCCGTACTTCTCATCCTGATCAATGTACTCAAAGAACCCCACAATGTTGTCACTGCTGGGTGCTGTTTCCTTACCAACTTCCAAGCCACTTAGGATAGGGGACTTGGGAATTCCACCAAACAATTGATATGTAGCCATGCCCACTGTCCCCTGTGCTAACATTTCGGAACTCCGAAAGTTAGTTGCCTAAGAAATACACCACCTGACTTGCATCCGACGCAATGACATACAGGGCTGACGCGTACTCAACCGGCAACGTGATACCTTCCGACGCGGACACCGGGAGGCCACAATTAGCACCCGAGGCTGCTACCTGTGGACCGCCAACAAAGACCGTGCCACCATTATTGGCATCAGCCTTGATGACAATACCTTTGTACAATTTGACCGCCCCCAATGCCGTTGTGAGCGGTATCGCTGATGTCCCCACGGTCACGGCCCCGTGAATCAAAGGGTTTGAAATCGTTTCCTGTGGGTTCATTGTCCTTTACCTCGCGTTGGTTCTTTCGTTGTTTCTTTGTCGTCGGTGTATCGCGACATTTCCTTTTCGTTGGCGTTTTCCTCCTTGGGGATCACTTGGTTGTCAGCAACACCACGCGCTGTGTTCAGCCCGCCCTGCGTGGCGGCAATAGTCTTTAGACGTTCGATGCGGTCTGCCTCGGCTTCCTTCCACTGGTCTTCGTCGTACCCCAGCGACATGGACGCCACCCGCGTACCCACGAGTCCGGCTTCCTTTGCCGCAATGACAACTTCGGGGTTGCTGGTAATGTACTCAGAATCGTCAATCTCTTTGAAGATTGAACGCAGCGTGTCGGAACTGACCTTGGAGGCCAGCAACGCAGACACAGCCTGCTTGGCAATCTGAATCTTGACCTGTTTGCCAGGAACAGAGAACATCAACTTCGTGAGACGCTCTGCCTCGTCAATACGATCAGAGTCGTCCTTCAGCGAATACCTGTCAGGGTACTTGACCGTGGCGGGCTTGTTGGTCCCTTCATAGGCTGCCCAATACTTGGCAATCTCGCGTTCGCCTGCTTCCAGCACAAGGCCGATAAAGGCGAGCCCGTTCTCCAACCCGTCTCGGTCTGCTGCCTTGCTGGCACCTGACGCGCTGGCAGCAATACGGACCACGGCAAGGTTCACCAACTTACGGATGGTTTCCTCGATCCGCTCGCATAGCCGCATACTGATTTCAAGCGGGCCGGTCGGAGGTGAAATGTAGTCCGGTCGGTCAGCACCCAACGGGTACGTACGACCATAAACGTGTCCCACCTTCACCGCTTCCTCACGGGCGTCCTGCCCACCAGTGGTGGCGGTGCCGTCCTCGTTAGCAGCGGGCTTCAAGTGAGAACCTATTGCACGCGGGTCGCGTTGCTCGGTATAGATTGGGAAGTTAGTTTGGATCGCGTAACTCGCGTTACTCGATTCGATGTTCATCAGGACCTTCTGGTGCAAGGCCACGTCGGTCAACAGGCTCTGTCCGATGTCAAACAAGACAAACGGTATTCGTGTCAACTCCAAGCGGATCGGCTCGACAGACGGGTTTCCGTCACGATCGATAGGATTGCAATCGCTGTCATAGAACTGTACCCGCACAAACCCGTCGACGGGGTCAATCCAAACGTACCGGTACCGTTCAACGTTCTCGATAGGGAGGCCCGTGTACTGGCAATGTCGCATCAATGTGTCACGCAGCAAGATCGCTTGGAACTCGCTCGGGGACTCTGGCTTCGCACGCTTCCAGTTCAGGATGTTCTCGACAGTGTATCCATACAGGTATGGTGTCTTTCCCTTGGCATCCTGAAGGGTGGGGCCGATGTCGTCTGGCATATCCACGAACACGCCGAACTTGCCCATGATCAGCAGTTCCACCAGCACCTGGGTGCCGATGTACGAGTTCATGCCTTGCCCACGGTGGTCGACGCCACCCAACTCACCCTTGACGGCTTGCTCGTACGTCACGGACCCGCCGGTACGCGTAATGTCTTGCATCCGCTGGAAGATGGAGTTACGTATCTCGTCGATTGCTGACTTCGCAAAGTTAGGCACTGCCGTCAACGCTTGCCGTGACAGGAAGTCGGCTTCGCTCTCGCGCGAACTATAGCGGACCAAGTACCGTCGCACATAGTCTCGTCCGCCCTCATACGTGTCTCGCCAAAATTCCCAATCAGCGGACTCATTCAGAAAGAACGGGTGTCGCAACTCCGTGATTTTCAGGTTGGGTAATGCCATGGCTGCCTACTTCGTTAGATGAATTTCGTGATGTTCTGCCCCGTCTTAATGGACGCCACAAAGGGCAGCGCGATTTCAGCATAGATCAACGAGTGGGCGTAGTGGTCTGGCCCCGTCTTGACGAAGGTCGCCACCATGTCACCATCGTCGTCTTTCTTGTAACATCGCACAAAGTTCTTCATGTGGGCCTTGAACTCTTCAGTTGTGTCGCGGGGCAGGATTATTCGCCCGCGTGCATATCGTCCAAGGGTGGCTGTGGCCCAGTTCGTTCGGTCGACGGTGGCGATTGGGGCTCCCGAGTCCTCGTCACTGATGACGACTTCCTTTGCTGTTGGGACTTTGCGATACCGGCAAAGCCAAACGTATCCCCAGTATTTCCTAGCGAAACGCCTCGCTTCATTGATTTGAGGGTCGGCATCGACGACAGCGGCAAGGACTTGCCACTGGGACATAAGTTCATCAAGTGCATCCCAGTCCTCCTCTTTGAATTTTCCCATGTCTAGGACTCGGGGCACCGACGACTCATTCAAGTCATTCGACCAGTTGCCAACGTCCCATTCACAGACGGTGTAATGATTCCATTTACCTTGGTCAACACCCATCGTGATGATCTTGCCCGCCGAAGTAGGCGTGGTGTCATGGCGTGAGTAGTCGCGGATCGCCGCTTGGATCGAGGTGTCTGTCACTCGCGCGGAGTCACCAAGTTTGGGCAGCCCGAGTTTTGAGTTGTGGAACTCCTGGTCGGCTGCCTCGTCGCCAAGGCCCCGGTGGTAAGCCACCACGAGTTCACCCGGCGTGATTGTGTACGAATACAGTTGGTTGATGTAGAACCCACGCATTTCCGGGTTGGCGTTCTGGTCCGTGACCTGCCACTTACCTGTCCCCAGGAACTCGGGTTTCGCTTGGTGGTCCAACTTCCCACCACACTCTTTGCACTTCAAGAAACTCTCGGCACAGCGAGGATCGTAGACTGACTCGCCAATTATCTCAACGCAGTCAGGCCACACCAACTCGGTGGAACGTGAACAGCAGGGGCACCGAAAGATGAAGTGTTCTTGTGTGCTCTGCTGAAAGAGTTTATGAATACCGTAATCTGGCACAGTGGGCGTACTGATCGCCCAGACTTCCTTCTCAATGTGCCCGCTCAAACGTTCCAACGCGAGCCAGATTTGACGCTGGTCCATTTCGTCCAACTCGTCAAGGATCATCACCGCCACTGGGATCGACTTGAGGTTGGAGTCACCACGTGACCCGCGTATGTACAAGTTCACCGCACCCGCTTGCTTCAGGTTGACTTTGTTCGTCGACGTGAAGATCGTTTGCAGGCGGGGGCTGAGTTCGAGTGCCACGGCAAAACGTGCCTGAGAAAAGTCCCCCGCGTTGATCGCGGTTGGCAAGACGTACAACACGTCTTTCTTGCGAATGTCCACCGTCCAGAGGGCTCGGTTGATCCCAACCTCGGTGACACCCATCTGCGCCGACTTCATTGCATAGTTGAAGGGCGCTTTCGAGTCCAACATTTCCTGGCACCATGGGTGGTACTTGGTTGAGTAGGGCCCCTTGAAGTCCCCACCCATGATGCGTTTGTATGCAGCCCAACGCGTGCAGAGTTGCAGGCTATTTCCCTGCAACCCCTCGTCCAGCGTCTTCAGAAACAGGGCTTTCAGGCTGTTCGACATCTTGGGTCCCCGGTGAGATTTCAAATGCGTTGAAACCTCCTTCCCGAAGGACATCAACAATGTCTTCTGGCTCGACTTCGAACAGTTCTGGCTCGGCTTCAACCAGTTCTGGCTCATCGTCGACTTCGAGGCACACGCGAGGTGGGACCTCCAGTTCCTCAACGAGTTGCTTGTTCTCTGTCACGAAACGCAGTCGCAACTTGGGTTCACACTGGAACTCGTACTCGCCTTCGACGTTGAAGTGTTCATCGGCGTTTACAGCCGATCGTTGTACCGACCCGTCTGGCAAGTACAACTCTGCGATCGCGGCACCATAAGGCACAACATAAGATGTTTCAAAATCAGCAATTTTCATTTGGCACCTATTCTGGAAGTTGACCGACTTGTCCCGACTTTCCGCCGGGGCACGGGAAGGGGCAGAGTGTCTTGCAGGGACACTCGACCGTCACAGCAACCTTTATACAGGGGTTGCCAAGCAACACTGGAACTGCTTCGGGTCGATACTTTGCAAGCAAGTAGCCCGGGAACAGGACCAGGGCCATTCCCAGGATCATCCCCGCGACGGTCCCAACCGCCACCTTCATCTCGTTTTTCATTTCGTCTCCCTTTGAACAAGCCGATCGCAGTAAACACCGCGATCAGCAGGATAAGCACACCAAGAATGACGCCCGTCACTTGAATTCCTCACGCAATTTGGCAATCTGTTCGGACACGCACTCAATCTTCCTGACCGTGATCCGTTTGCCACTTACAAGTCGCGAAAGCCGTTCCACGATCTTAACTTGTGTCGTCTGCAAGGCTTGCACTTGGGCCCGCAATGCCTCGGACTCTTTCTTTGTTTCTTCGATCTGACTGATGATCATCGCGAGCAACTGGTTGCGGTCCTTCTCTTGCTGCGCCAAGTAGCGGTGGACCAAGAGGTAGGCACCATAGAGACTGAATGCCGCGAATAGAAAACCCTCACCCAGACCGAGGTCCGGGAGGGACTTGAGAATCTCAGGACTGATTTGAGCCAGCATAGCGTTGCTTTCCGAGTTCAGTTAGTTTGCGTTTGCACTCGGCTCGCGACTCGCACACGCTGGTGTAATGTGTCTTGTTTTGCTTTCGCATCAACGCCAACACAGCAACAAGCGTACTGATACCAATGAGTTCTAGAATCACCGTTCGTTCTCCCAAAAGCATCGGCCCCGACCGTAGCAACGTTTGACCTGCCACGAGGTTCCACCCCACCGACGTTGCACACCATCTTGACCAACCCAGACCTCCCCGACTTGCGGGCTATGGATATTGGGTTGAGAATTCTGTGACCACTGCACACAGTGCGTGAAGAACGTCACCGGGCGACCGCCGACGACAGCGACTGGTGTAGGACTCGCTTCCCGCGATCGGCTACACTGTCGGCCACACGACGGGCACTTCGGCAACCAGTCCTCGCCACCCCCGGATCGCACGCAGCCCGTGTTATTGCACATGGCACACTTGCCAACCGGCGGTTGGGGTGCCGGGGCAGGGCCTGTATCTTGCTCGGCGTGGGCGAAAGCCACCGACGAACTCACGTAGGCGCGGGCGTGGTCCTGGTCAACGTGTGCGCAGCCAGCAACGATAGCCCCCGCAAGAAATGCGAGGGCCAAGAGTAGTTTTGCTTTCATCTTTGTCCCCTTAGATCGGCATCCTATGCCTCGTGTCGCTCCAGCGATGTCTCGAATTCCTCGTCCGTCATTTCGCGGAACGGGATCGGATCACCACACTCGTCGACTTGCTTTCCGTCTCGCCAAAATGGTATACGCGGTTTCGCGGGCGTTGGTGCGGGAGGCGGCACGAGAGGTGCCAACAATTTGCCTTCCGCCACACCTTTGGAGAATCCCGCGTTGTGTCCTCGCTCATACCCGGTGTGATATGACGAGTACGCAATGAAAGCGGCAATTCCTGCCGCAATGAAAACCTCTTTCATGCCATCATCCCCAAGATCGCTCGCACGATCAGATTGACGACCACGCCGAGCAAGATGCTCCCCAGGATGCTCTTTGACTCGCGTTGCCGCCGTAGTTTGTATTCTCGTGCCACATCTTGACGTACAGCGGACAAGATGTCTGACTTCACTGGGTCGTTGTTGTCGAGGTCGATCCAGTTGGGCCGAATCTTCTCGCGTGCAATCTGCATGATCAAGTTCACGCTGCCTCGGTCGGAGGCGTACGCGCGTCGAAAGCGATTGCTTCGTCGGGTCAACAGGTCGTAAATCTCGTTGTCGTTCATGACCATACCTCCCCGGCGTCAACCGTTGGAATCTCGAACCCTTGGATCGGGCTGATAGCCCATGAATCGTCCCAGCCCTGACACATCTTGTCGACTTCCCGTGGCGTCAGCCACCAGGATGTCCCCAGAATTGCCGGGGGCGTTGGGTGTGACCGATCACAATACTCGTCGCCGGAAGGCCCGCTTACAACGTCGGGCCCCCACGACTGGAACACGCGGACACCGGGATGACTCCCGAACCGCACGTCGAGTGCCGCCATGGCGTGGTACCAAGTCTTCGTCCGGGCACAATACCCGTACTTGTCACGCTTCATGGAGCAACCGTAGTCGCTACAGAAGAACACGGGACACTTGGCCCCCGCGATCGAGGCGGCAACATCCTCAAAGCCCCGCACCTGTGCCTTGTCACGCGCGGGGTGTAATTTCGCGATCGCGTCAAGTTTTCCCTTGTCGCGCTCACCGCCACACCCGTGGTAGCCCCATTGCTTCGCACGTTCGGCGTTGTAGATACGGAGGTCGTGGTCCGGGTTACCCGTTTCCAGAGAATAATCTTTGCGGAGTGTGACACCGAAGTCCGTTAGGGCCTCAGCAATGCGGAAACCTGTGGTCCCATCTTCCCAATCGTCGTGGGTCTTGCCCTCGACTTCGACCCGGCTGAGGCCATAGAGCGATTCCGTTGCAGCCTCACAAAAGAGTGCGCGGTTTCGCCGCGCGTGCGCCATCATGGCGATTAACGTTGTGGCTACCAGTTCGCCTGCCCACGAACCACAGTCGCCGATACCTTGGGCTCCCCGCTTCCACTGAGGGTTCGCCCAGATAAGATAGTCTGACAGGAAGGTGTCAACTTGCTTGTAGGATCGAATGACTTTTGCACCGCGATCCCGGAACCGACCATATCGGTTGACGGCACGTGAAATCCCTGCCGGGTCGTGACGCCACCCGAAATGCGTTCGGCTACTCCAAAGCATGTTGTATTTCCCTAAAGAATGTGACTAGTTGCTGTCTCACGTCAGGGCCCAAATCCTTGCCCTTGCCGTCCGCTTGGAATCGTCTATCGAACTCGGCCTTCACCACCGTTCGATAACCCTCTGTTGCCAGCACCTCCCCTTGGAAGGCATAGCCATTCATGTCCTTTAAGAACCCAATGGCAACAGCGGTGTCGGTGACCCGTGGCTCGGGAAGTGAACCGTCGAATTCAACTTGCCGAGCGAACTCGCCTGCCACAAGCCCCAACTGACGGGCTTTACCACGGTCTGGCATGGACTCACGCACTCGGGAGCCAAAGTCGGTCAAGGACGGACTGTCATTCCGAAGCGTGGGTAGCGACAGGGCGGGGAGCGATAGTTGCGACGTATCGCCCAAGATGACTCCCGT